GGGATTCTTGCCTTCTTTGCGCTGCCATGCTGGGGTCTTGGCCACTATGCGGCCTCCTTATTAGCATCAATAGGCTTGAGGATTGGGTACAAAAAGTCGTTCCCAAAGTCCCCTTCAAACTCATGCATGCCCATGTGGCCCAGTTTGATGGTTGGGTCAATCCAAACTGTGAAGCCATGCTCACGGGCACGGTCACAGAATGTGTAGTCTTCTCCGATGTAGCCTTCGGGGGTGCATTGGAAGTCAAAGAACGCCTGCAATACTTTGCCGGTGTTTTGATCCATGTACTTCCACTCAGGATGCTCTTGGCGCAAACACTCAAACACGTCCCGACGGACCATCATAAAGCCCGTACCAACCCGTTTAGCCCGCACCAGGCCCATCTTGTCCATGGTGAGGTCGCCCTTTTCATCTTGATCCAGCATTGAGAAAAAGACTTTCTCGGACTTACGAGCAGCGCCGATACCGGCAACGATGGGTTTGGTTGTGTTCCATGCCATAAGCCGGAAGATGTCGTCGGCGTTAAAGCACATATCTGAGTCGATCATCATTAAGTGATCACACCCAGACTCAAGGAATTGGTCCGCGATGATGTTACGCACGCGGGAGACAACAGAGCATCCAGACACATTTGAAATCTGTATTTGAATGCCGTGCTGCTGGGCTTTTACACAAAACTCAGCCAGCGAAATAGCCAGTTTTACACCAACTTTAAAGTCATAGGCCGGAAGGCCAATGAACAGTTTGCGTCCGGCTAGATCGTATGCGGCTTCGGTTTGCATAATTATCCGTAGATCAAAGTAATCGATGTGGTATTGGTGATCGTGCCATGTAAGTTGCTTTCGCACAGGATCCCTTCGCCGGGCATCGGGAAAATGACATAACCAGCCGTTGTCGATGCGGGCGTGTTTAAAGTCATTAAGATGGTGCCAGAAGCTCCATCTTCGCGGATAACAACTGATCCAGCATTTGCACCATTGATTGTATAAATCGTTTTTATGCGTGCACGCTGGATGTTATTGTCTCCCTGATCCTTAAAGTTACCCGTCGACGTTAGCGGCTTAGTCGCTAGTACATCATATTGCATCGTCGGCATTTGTGTTCTCCGTTTCTGGCGCTTCTAACCGATTAATTAGCATCTTGTACGCCGTGATCGTGGCTTGGGCTTGAATCAAAAAGACTTGCGCCTTATTCAATTCTTGCTCCAAGTCACGGATCTCAGACTCCAAGAACTCCTTGGTTATCTGCATTAGCTATACGAAGCGTACGCTGGAACGTAGTACGCAGTGCCGCCAATCATTACTTTGATGGCTTTGGATACGGTCGCCACAGCAGTTGCAGCAGGAGCAACAGTAGCCGCAGGGCCAGTCTCAATGTTCACAAAGTTCTGAACTTCGCCGGTCTGCGAACCGCTATCCGTAACACGGATAAACGAAGAAGCTGCGCCCAAAGTGACGTTGCTGCTGTAGTTAGTATCCAGTTGCAGAACAGCCAGCGTACCGCCAGGAGTCGTAGCCGTGCCACCAATCGTAGTACGCAGAGCATTGACTGCACCAGAAATAGAACCACCGGTGTTAACGTCGCAGGAGATATGAGCGCCGTTAGTGGTCTGTCCAGCACCTTGAGCACCGGTCACGATGGAGTACGCACGTAGCGTTTCACCAGCGCCGCCAGCAGTAAAGGTCAATTTGGAGTAGTTCAGACGGTTGTCGCCAGTGGTGGCAGACGTAGTACCGTAGAACGAGGTGATGTTTTGGGCCGTGGTTACGGCGATGGGGCTGCTGTTGGTACCGCCAATAAAACCATTTTGCGACGATACTGGGCCGCTAAAAGTCGTGATAGCCATTTTGGCTTCCTTTCGTGTTGTAGCACATCCCCATACCGTCTCTACAAAGTCTGCTAGGTCAGTCGGTACAGGTAAAAATCCTAGACTTGTAATCTTATACCAGTAAATTATGGGATATGCAACCGCCAAAGTACAAATTTTTCAGGGTCAACCTGGCTGACAAGGAAACGTGCAAAACCATCATGTGGATGCACAAGAAGTGTTTTCCTGAAGATGAAGTGCTGGAGCCAACTGAGGGGTATTGGTGGGTTGTCAAGCTCGATAAAGAACTGGTAGGCTTTTGCGCGATGCGGCGCACAATACGCTGGAGTGACTGCGGATATTTATGGCGGTCTGCGGTGATGCGTTGCCACAGGGGTAGGGGCCTGCAAAGAAAAATGATTCGCATAAGAGAGCGGTTAGCAAAGAAGCTTGGTTGGGTGTATATGATTTCTGATACTAACGACAACCCACAAAGCGCCAATAACCTTATTAAAGCTGGGTATTTAATGTATGAGCCAACCTGGCCTTACGGCGCCGAAACAGCCTGTTACTGGAAGAAAAAACTTTGAAAAAGTCAATACTTTTTAAAGCGCCGTATACCAAAACGATATACAAAACCTCAGAAAAAGAACGGGAGCGCAAGAAAAAAACCCGTGAAGACAACGAAGAATACTATAAAAAGTACCGAAAAGAGCACTATCAAAAGAACAAAGAGGCATATAAAGAGCGCACCAAAGCACGTAAAAAACTCTACAAGCAGGCCTGGGCTGAGTACAAAGCCACCCTTTCCTGTGTCCAATGCGGTCAAAACCACCCCGCAACCCTAGATTTTCACCACATAGTACGCAAACCAGACAATCAAAAGGTCAATCGACTGTTGGCCTGCGGGTCTTTTCGACGTGCGATAGAAGAAGTACAGACTCGATGCATTGTGCTGTGCGCAAATTGTCACCGCATACATCACCACAATGAGTGGCTAGAAAAGAAAAAGGGGGCTAAAAAGCCCCCTCCATTAACCAAAAAGGTTAATTAGGACGCACCGGGCGAACCAAAGATGCCCAGAGGATCAGACCAACCGAACGAATAACGCTCACGGGCCTTGTAACGGACGTTGCCGGTATCAAAGTCACCGTCCATCGAGGTAGCCATCGGCGTACGCACAAAGTGCTTCAGACCGTTGGGCACATCGGTGGTCAGGAACCATGCGTTCGTATCCGTCAGGAAGTGGTTAACAGTGTAACCCTCGGGGATAGAACCATTGTTCTTGATGGCGTTGATGTCGTTATCAGCCGTAGCCACACGGAGTTCAGTCTCCAGCAGACGGGTTGCAACGAACATCAGGGCGGGAGGAACGATCAACTTGCGGGGTTTTGCTGCGATCAGCAGACCACGCTCGTCAGTCCACGCAGCGATCTGAATGACAGCGGCTTCAAGAGAAGTCTCATTCAGGTCGGCAGGAGTGGCTGGCTCGTTGCTGTTGGTGCCACCGGAAACAAGCGGGTGAGCGGTCGAGAACAGTTCAACGCCGTCGCCACCGGGGTAGTTGGACGAGAAGCCGTTGTTCAGGACGTTAGCAGCCTTGACTTGCTTGGTGTAAGCCATAGCACGGGCCAGAGCCTTGGTGTAACGAGCCGACAGAGAGTCATAGAGGTTGTCCTCAATTGCTTCTTCAGTCAGCGAGAAACCCAAAGCAATGGTTTCGTGCTGGTAGCGAGCCGACCATGCTTCCTGAGCGTTGTCATAAGCGATGGCAGAGCCTTCGTTTTTGACTGGCGCAGCAGAGAAGCCGGACAGTTTGGTTTCTTCTTCGAACGAACGCTCGGAAGTCTCGGTTTCAAAGATTTCCTTGTGCTCTTCGCCGTAACGTGCATATTCAAGACCAAACAGAGCGTTCAGTCCGGGCAGCAGTTCTTTTAGTAGTTGGGCACGAGAGATAGCCATTATGCGCTCCTTCCGGTGGCATTTTCATACAGAGAGATGCCGAAGTTGAAGCGGACGATCACCTCGGTGTAAGAACCGGGATAACCGGCAATAGCCGTCTCGGGCACAACGTCAACAACACGCATCGGCAGGGTGGTTTCCGTGTCGGTGGTGTTCAGAACAGCAACCTTGGAATCACCAGTGGTGGTAACGCCAGAGTTCTGAACCAACGAAACGTTCTTACCAACAGCGGCTTGGGTCAGGTAACCAATGGTAGTACCAGTGGAAACGACAGCGACCTTGTACAACTGGTCAGGGTCATCCTGAACATAAGCCTTCATGCCGCTGACAGACAGACCACCGGGGTAGTACTGTTTGTAAACGGGTTGGGAAGTGTTGGGATCGATATAAGTACAGCCCAAGAACACACCAATAGTAGTGGCGGTAGCAGTGGTCTCAACCTTGGTAATCGTACCAGTCGTGCTCAGGGTAACCACGTCACCATAAAAAATGGCAGTGGTTTCACCGGAGGCGATAGGCAGTTGGCGGGTTTGACCAGCATACACCTGACCACCTAGCAAATTGATGGGTGCTAGGCCGTAAGGGGCTGAAACGCTGGGATAAGCCATTTCCTAGTTCCTTTACAGTTAATCTCTTCGTCCCCTGCTAGTGGTCGATTTACGTTCACTAAACAAAGGCATCCGAGGATCATTTTCCTTCATAAGATTGGAATCCACAGCAGCCGTCTGAGCATCTGTTTGCTTGCGGTAATAATCATTCCGCTGCTCAACAAATTCAGTCGGCGTTTTGCAGAGAACCAATCCGCCAATTTCGACAAGACCATTGGTCTTACCGGAGTGCTGCAATTCGGGATGGTCTTCCCTTTTAATGGGAACCCAACCCTCGTCTTGTTTTGCCATCATGTTGCGATCATCTACTTGACCCAGAAGTGACTTCCGAATCCAGCGGTATGAAAAGCCTTCCTCTTTATTAGGGGTTGGCAGCAACGACGGCGGTGTCCAAGACCGTTTACGTTCAAAAGTGGCACGTGTTTCTTGTTCACGGGGGGTACGATCAACCATTGTTCATCTCCTTAGCGACATACTCAGCATATTTTTCCAGAGGGACTCCAAGTTTCTTTGCGATAGTAACTTGGGATTTAGTCAGGGTTACCTTCTTAGACCCCGCTGCGCTTCTGGAAGCAGGAGCGACAACGTTTGCGGCGGGTTTTCTAGCCCCGAATTTATGCGGGAATTCTTCCCGGATACGAGCATCAACTTGCTCAAAGTATGCGTCCGATCCTGCTACAAACCCACGGCGGACGAGGTCATCGTGGATTCCAAAGGCAGCACCTCTCATTACCGGATCTTTCTCAAACCATTCATTGTTCGAAACCCACTGACGGGTGCGTTCATCAGGGACAATCCTTGGTAATTGTTGTTCTACAACTTTTTCTTCCTGTTGTAAAGAGGGATAAGAAGGTTTATAACGCTCGACCTCTCGTTTATCCGCTACGAGTTCAGAAAGACGACGCTGGGCGGCAAGCAATTTATCTGAATCGCCAGCCTCATACGCCTCTTTATATTCCCGCTCCACAGCCGCCAATTCAGTTTCTGTTTTGGCTTTTGTGGTCTCAACCAGAAACTTCTCACCATGAGCAAGACGTTCCTGCAGTTCTTTGTTCTGCCTGAGAATCTTTTCGGCATAGGCAATTGCTTCTTGTTGCTCACGAATTGCCCGTTCTTTCTCACGGCGCTCGTCGTGATAACCGGCCCGAAGTTGTTTAATCCGCTTCTGGACGTTCTCTGAATACTGGGAAATCTCGTCGTCAGTGACCTCTACCTCGCCTCTAGGGGTTTTCCCTCGGTCCGGTTCCGGCGTATCGTCAACAATCTCGATTTCCGGCTTGTCATCTTCCATCTCAATTTCAAGTTCCTGCTGCTTTTCTTCAGCCATACGTCCTCCTTATAGGCGGGTAATAACCCGTGGGTCGGCAACGACAGCCTCAACGGTGTCGTCGTTAATAAGACGAAACTCTTGGTCACCGTTTGCTCCGGTGTACTTAAATCTCGTCCCTGAATACGAACGCATCATCACAAAATCACCGACTTGGCACCAAGGGCCATCGGGAAACTTGTCGGGATCTTGGTAAGCCATTGAGCCAACCTTGACCACCATGCCGACAATTGATGCGATTTCTTCTTTGCGACGCTCGGTTTCCGGCATAACAATCATGGAATCCTTGTGCGTCTCTTCTTTTTTGGGGATAGCAATCAAAATCCTGTATCCCTTTGGCTCCGGCAACTCCTTCAGCACTTCTTCATTCATCTGGCAAGTCCTTTATTAGTCTTATGACTCGTTGTAAACCACGTATCTCCCCGATGACTTCTCGATACATCGGGTAGTCCTCAACAGGGCTGAAAGCCAACCGCTCTTTCAGCGCCTCTTGACTCTTTTCTAGTTCATTAACTAGGTATTCTCTTAGCCCCAACTCTCTCTCCTATCTTGGCGCCTTCGATTTCGGCTTTTAGGCTGTCGCCTGCCGCTTTTGCTCCGATTTGGGCACCAGCAATCTCCTCCTGAGACTCAATCCGCATGCGCTCACGCTCATCACGGGTCTTAATGTCCACGGCCCTGAGTTCTGCATCCACCCGATCCTTCTGGATCTTGCGTTGGAGTTCTGCTTCCTTGAGTTGCAGTTCTTTTTGCTGCATTTGAACCACAGGATCTTGCTGCAGAGCCTGATTCTGTTGCATCTGGGCCTCGGCTTGGTCCTTCTGGAGCAGTTTTTCTGCTGCCACAGCCACGGCACGAGACAATTCGACCTCGACATCCTCGGGCAAACGCTCGCCTTCTGGGGGCAGAGGCACACCAAGCATCTTTTCGATCTCAACCCGGTACTGGAAGGCCACGTGTTCAGCAATATGGGCCGACAAAGCAGCCTGAATTGCACCGGCGTTGGGGCTTTGACCAATGATTTTCTGGATTTTCGGGTCGGTTGCAGCCGTCGTATGCACCCGAATATGGGCCTCATGGTCCTGATA